TTATGGCAAAAATTGATGATGTATTTGGATCAGTTCCAGCAAGTATTTTAAATACATGGGGTCAAGACTTTACTTTTATTAAGTCCACGACACCAAAGACTTATAACCCTACAACTGGTGCTGTAACTGGATCGGACACAAATGTAACGGTAAAAGGAGTTATTACAACGCTTAATTCCAATGAAGATGAAGGTTTATATCAAACAACAGATGTAAAAATGGTGATTGGATCAGAAGAATTAGGAGATTATTACCCTACGGAAGCAGATCGAGTTCAATATCCACAAGCAGGAGCTACAAGAGAAGGAAAGATTATTAGTGTAAAGACAGCCAGAGGAGATAATCCTATCTTTCACACATTAATTGTGAGGCCACAATGACAATACCTTTTAAGAAATTGGCAGAAAAAGCAGATGAAATATTTGCTTCTGCAATAGCAGGTCAAGTCCTTGGTGGTTCTGAAGCTGTTGTTCGAGCATTGCAAACAGCAGGGCCACAATGGTCAGGTGAATTTGGTAATTCTTGGGTAATAAAAACTCAAAGCAAACAAAGTCAACCTTCTAGAAGAAGAGGAGGGAGTCCAAAGTCTGATCCTGTCGTTGCACCTTTAGTGACTGGAAGAGAAGTTGCTTCTAAAAATACATGGTTAATACGAATTGAAAACGTAGCTCCTCATGCTGCTTTAGCAATGGATCTAGAGGAGGGTAAATTTTCTAGGCAATGGTATCCAAGTGGGCCAGTAAACAAATCAAAATGGAAACAAGGAGGAGGAAGTAGAGCTGGAATAATGAAAAGAGGAGTTACAAGTTCTTTTGGTAAAGGGACAGCAAGTAAGACAGCAGAACTAGATTGGTTTTCTACATTTAAAAGTGGAGGTAAAGTAGACAAAATAATCAAAAAACATATGGGCATGAAACTTAATGTCCCTACGAGTTATTCCTTCCTTACAAGTGATACTTACAGAACACGATCTGTTTCTGACTAATGAATTACCAAAAAATTAGAGCAAAAGTAGAAAACCCATTATTAACTGCTTTTGGAGCGTTAAGTCCTGCGGTCCCTGTTTTCTTTGATAACATCACTGCTGCACCAGCAAACAGCACAACTGAATATGTAAGAGTAAATGTTACATTTGGCTTAACAAATGATTCGACACTAGGTTCAAGCGTTGATAACGCTAGGGGAGCAATCATTATTCGTTGTTTTTCTAAGAAAGGAGAAGGACCATCAAGAAATCAAACATTAATTACAACGGCTGTTAATGTCTTAGAGACACTAAATGATGAAACGAAAGGGACTACAGGAGCGTATTTAAAGACTGGTTCTATAGAAGGGCCAAGTTTTTCTAGCACTGAAGATGCACCACTATTTATGGGAAGAATAGAAACTTCTTACGTTGCTACGGTTTTGAGCTAATCTATAGGTAAATTTCTAAAGCAGCCTCATGGCCGTAACCGTCTTATCTGGCACATCAGGTGCTCTCTATTACAAACCTGCTGGTACTACAGGTACTTTTAGTCCTGCTGATGTCACCATTGGAACAGAAACAATGGTTGTTCAAACTTATCTAAACTTAAAGGTAGGTGATCCAGTCAAATTTAAAGTTATAGATGCTTCTACTGGTGAAACAGGAACAGGAACTTTACCTGCTGGATTAACTGCTGGAACAACTTATTACGTTACTGCTTATACAGGTACAACGGGGGCGTTAAAGGTATCAGCAACAAATGGTGGTTCTGACGTAAACCTAACTGACGTTGGAACAGCAGCAGCTCCTAACGAATTTCAAGTTTATTACAACGATTTTGCTTCTATTGGGCAAGTCAGAGAGTGGACTTTTGAAATTGAAAGAGCTGAAATTGATGTAACAACAATTGGTCAAGCTCCTGGTCAATACGTTCCATTCAGAACTTACATTGCTGGATTTGGTGATGGTTCTGGTACTGCTTCTACATATATGACAAACGAAGACTCAGCTCTATCGAACAGATTGGTAGAAGACGTTCTTCAACGTCAGCAAGTCGGTGCAGCATTCAAACTTTATACAGATCGTGTATTCAGTGGTGGCAACGTTAGTGACACTCTTAGTCGTTCAATCAGCTTTGACGCAACGCTAACTTCTGCAAGCTTTAGTGTTAACCCTGATGATGCTCAAGAAGTGACAGTTAATTTCCGTCCAGCAAGTCTTCCTTCTTTTGACCTAAGTTCTACATAATAGTCTTGGGACACGGAATGTTCCAATTAACCCTGCCTAGTGCAGGGTTTTTTATTGTTTATTAGGTTAGAATAATTCTGTATCCATTTTTCTTATGACAACTAGTCCTAAACCTTCTCGATCAGGATTGAGAGCTGTAGATCGTTTAAAGAAAGCTGCAAATTTAGATGCAGTTAAAAAAGAAGTTGAATTATCTGATGGATCTATCTTTGAAATGTGGGTAACACCATTAACAATGTCAGAAAGGGAAAGAGCACAAAAAGGAGCTAAATCTGATGATGCCAATGAGTTTGCTTTAAGACTTTTAATGACAAAAGCACAGGATGATACTGGTCAAAGACTGTTTAATCTTGGAGAAATTGACGTTTTAAAGAACGAAGTTAAGGATGCTGACTTGCAAAAGTTAATGCTTGCTGTAATTACAGACGATGAGGATCAACTAGACCCAAAGAGCTAAGTAAGGAGCTTCGTAAAGATAATTTACTAATGCTTCAGTTTGGTATCGCTAAAGAATTAGGCAAGTCTTTAGCGGAGATACGTCAGATGACGATGGAAGAAATTATTGGATGGAGTGCTTATTTTCAAGTTTTAAACGAAGATCAGGAAGAAGAAATGCGAAAAAACCGCAGACGTAGGTAAACTATGGTGAAAAGAAGCGATGGATCGTGAGCTTAGAAACCAAAATTGATATTGTTGTCAAGAATCTGAACCAACTGAATAAGTTGTCAGAGAATTTAAAAGGAATAAATGCGAGTAATGAAAAGCTAGTTAAAGGATTAAGCCAGATAAATGAAAAGTTAGATCGTATTGGCAGTAAAGGTTTTACAAATTTAAAACGTAGTGCAGATTCAGCATCAAAGAGTGTCTCTAGCCTAAGTAAAAATGTAAGCGTATTTGAGAGATTTAGTAAATCTGGCAATAACGCTGCTGGAAGGGCTATGGGCCTAGGAGCTTTCGGTGCGGCTGCTATTGGAGCAGATAAACTTGCAAAAAGTTATAACGGTCTAGTTGCTGGAAATGGTCTTGCTGTAAAAGCACTTGGCTTGACTACCTTTAAAGCTCAAGGCTTATCAGCAGCATTTATGGGTTTAGGAAGTTTAATGGCCGCCCATCCTCAGATAGCGGGCGGTGTTGCTGTTGCTCTAACAGCTTTAGGTATTAAAGGGTTTGAATTTGTAGCAAAGAAAGCTTTTGCTGCGGGTGGAGCACTTAGGCAGTTTTTTCATACAAATACGGAAATAACGGCACAACTTCCTCAAACTCAAAAGGAATACGATAAATTAGCCAATTCTTTTGAACACGCTCATCTTCATGCAAAGAATTTAGAAGATGCAATGAAGCGGATTAGAGCTGCTGGAAATGTTGGGATGAAAGGTAATATTGTTAGAAACGTAGGAAGAAGTAAAGCAAGTAGAGCTGGTAGTGGATTTGCTGATTTCAGCAGAAGAGCAGATCAAGTAATGAATACTCCTTCTGGAAGACCAGCAGGAATGGCAGGGCCAAATAGACCAGGTGCAGAAGATGCTATTACCAAGTCAATTAGAAGACACTATGAACTTGAGACAAAACGTAGAGGCGTTGTTACTCAAACTTGGGATATAGAAAAGAAAATTCTTAAAGCAAAACAAGATGCTGAAAAAGTAACAGCAAGAGAAGGTAAAATGGCTAAGAGGACAGCAAAAGAAAGACTTGCAAATATAAAACGTATTAGAAGTCAAAAAGGCAGAGGACAAGAAAACCTAATGCTTGGAGCTGGTTTCCCTCTTTTATTTGGTGGAGGAGTTGGTTCTGTCGGTGGTGGTGTTGGTGGTGCGTTACTTGGGAACAAGATGGGGATGGGAGGATTTGGTGCTCAGATTCTTGGTAGTGCGATAGGAACGATGATGGATACTGCTGTTCAAAAAGCAGCAAAACTAGGTGAAGCTCTTCGTACCGTAAGTATGGATGAGTTAGTTGATTCAGGTATCCGTCTAAGTGCAGAACTGCAAACTCAAATAACTCTTCTTACAAGAGCAGGAAATATAGAAAAAGCAAGAGCGTTAGCAGCTCAACAAGTGCAAAAACAAACAGGAGCTTCTGCTGGATCTCTTCAAGACGTAAATAACGCTGTCAATATCCTTAAATCTGCATGGAATGACATTGTTGGTTCTGTTGGTGCGTTCTTAGGAATTATTAGTGCTCCTGTTATTGCTGCATTAGGTCTTGTCATACGTTTAGTGTCTGAAGTATTTAAGTCTATCAATGAAACCTTTGCGTTAATAAGAAAAGGTTTGGTGTTTATAACAGGTTGGACAGGATTGCCTGACCTTATAGCTGGTGTAACGGATGGACTAAATCCTGCGTTGCAAGAATCAATAGCTAAAGCAACGGAATTAGGAAGAAAGTTTGAAAATAATACAACACTTTTAGCAGAACAGTTAGAAATTAGTGCTGCTATGCCTACAGGTAATAGTTTCTCTGATAAAAGAGCAAGAGCACAAGGAGAACTTCGTAAAAAGCTTTTAGGGTTTGATAACGAAACTAAAACTGAGTTAGGAAATTTACGGGCAGATAATAAGGCTCTCCCTGCTGCTGAGTTAGAAAAGTTAGAAACCAAATTTATGGATAACAGAGGTATTAAAAAATCTCAAATAGAATCAGATTCTGATAAAGAAATACAAAAGATAAATGAGCAAGAGCAACAGATAATAGGAAAACTAGAAAGACAAAACGAGCTTAAAGCTGCTCTCTTTGGTATAGATCAGAAGATCGCACAGGCTAGATCAGACGAAGATAAAGAGCTTGAATTTAGGTTGAACGCACAAAAAGAAATAGCAAGTATAACAAGTAAATTGATGGAAGATACTGCTGGTAAAGATGATGCAGAAAAACAACTTAAAATTGAAGCAGCGAAACTAGATATAGCTAAAGTTAACTTTGATTTACAAACAAAAGTAGACGAATATAGAAAGGAAAAGAAACAAGAAGCAGAAGATGTACTAGCTGATTTACAAAAACAAAATGATTTATTACAAGGCAAGATAGACGGTAATGAAGATGAGATTAAGCAGCATCAAACAATTGAAAAAATAGTGGACAAAATAGGAGAGGGGTATAGGACACAAGTAACAGCGTTGGTAGAAAAGAATGGTGAATTAACAAAAGAAGCTGAAAATGCTCAGAAACTAGAGAAGCTATGGGAGAACATAAAAGAAACAGTTGCAACAGGCTTAACTGACGCAATTATGGGGTTAATTGATGGCACTAAATCATTAGGAGAGTCATTAGCGGGTATTGCGAAACAGATTGCAAGCATGGCTCTAAAGAGTGCAATCACAAGTATTCTTCCTTTTGCAGAAGGTGGGTATGCTCGTAACGGAATAAAAGCTTTTTCTTCTGGAGGTATGGCTACAAGACCCACGCTTGGCCTTGTGGGAGAAGCTGGGGAGGATGAGTATATAATTCCAGCCTCTAAGATGGCTCAGTCAATGCAACGGTATTCAGCAGGTGCTAGGGGTGAATCTGTTATTCCCGGCACTGGTTCGTCTTCTGGAGGAACTGCTGGATCAGCCTCAACCACTGTTAACTACTCTGGCCCAATATTGAACTTTAACTCTGAAGAATTTGTTCCTAAATCTGCTATTGGTCAAATTATTAATTCAGCAGCATCACAAGGTGCAAAAGCTGGAGAAGCTAGAACACTATCTAGCCTTCAAAACTCACGTAGCAGAAGGAGCAACATAGGATTATGACAACTGATGATGGCTTTGTTGCCTTAACTAATTTTATTTCAGTTACAACTGCTTCAGGTGGTAGACCATACGTTTCTGGACAAATATCTAAATTCTCTCCTTATAACCATTTTCAAAATGGTAAACATGGATCAGTAACCGCTACTGATGGCACAACTCATTATTATCTTTCTTTTATTTATCAAGGAGCAGCAAGAAATAGAACAGGAGATAACATGACCTCTTCTTTAATTCTGGCAAACAGCGATATTAGTATGAACTATGCAGTTGAAGCTGTTGCTCAGAGATACCACATAAACGTCCAAACTTGGATAATGACAGATACTTTTGCACAGAAAACTAAATTAACAGAAGAAACATGGCTGGCTTCTTCTATGTCTTACGATCCTGAAAGCATTGAAGTTATCCTTTCATCTGCTATTGATGCTGTAGGTGCAAACGCTCCAGATAAAGTATTAACAAAAGATATTGTGGGATCTTTGCCTGTAACAGGTTCTTTGACAAACAGGTGAAGCCACATCAATTAATTGGTCTTCCTTATCGTTTAGGTGCTGATCCTGTAAAACATAAAGCTGGTGATTGTTTATCTTTGGTTCGTACAGTATTAGCAAATTATGGTTTTACTGTTCCTCAAGGCCAGT